ACTATGAACTCATCGCGTACAGCTAGAATACCTTCATCAGTACTCACATCGTAACCTTTTTCCCTAGTCCACTTTTCTAGTAGCAGAGTAACGGAGTGAAGGTGATGTAACTCTAAATCAGCATCTGTGCCACAAATGTAACAATGGTCCTGTTTTTCATATGCAGCTTTTGCACGATCTCTTATCCATTTGACGGGAATTCTTTTATTATTTGTATTCTTAGCCATATATTATGCTATTAAATAGGTAATTAGTGTACAAAATAAAAGTTTCCTTAATTAGCACCTATTATATCAGTTAGGGGGTGCATTGTCAAGGTAAAAATTTTATTAAGTAGGTATAGAAAATTATACTTGAGCTATACTTGATTGTAGGGTATAATTATATTTTGAGATGGAGCAATTAATGAGTACAAAACAAGAATATATAAATAATTTTATTAGTTTATGCGAAGAAGGTACCCTTTTAGTGTCTGACTATATAAACGCAAAAGAAAAAATTACTTTGAGCTGTAAACACGGGCATCTTAGAAGCGCTACTTCTAACAGTATAGTTAGTCGTGGTAATAGTACATACTGTAAAGTGTGTGACCTAAATAGTAAATTTGAACGTATTGGAGTGATTCAAGTAGGCGAGTACCTAGGAGCTAACTACAAGATGTTAGTTAGAAAAATATCTTGTGGGCATGAGTATGAAGCTACCCCGGCTAACTTATTTAGAGGTAGAACTACCTGCCCTATATGCCACCCATCTAGAAGAAGTGGGTACTCTGCAGATGACTTTTCAAAAGAAATATTAACTAAGTATTCTTTAGTAGCTGTGGGGCCTTTTATAAATTTTAAAACTAATGTACTAGTACAGAACACTTTGTGCAAGCATATTTATGAAGTTAATCCAGGGCACTTGTTATACGAGGATATGGGTTCTAAGTGTAAGGTATGTTCTGAGTTGGGGGGGATAAAGCACAGACTATTTACAAAGCTTTTAGAGTCTAATTTTGAACTACTGGAAGAGTACACGGGGTCCCAAACTCCAGTACTTATTAAAAATAATGTTTGTGGTCACTCGTATAAGGTAACACCAAATAACTATGTCTCTGCAGGTTCTGGTGAAGTATGTAGGGTATGTAACCCAGATACAGCGGTATCTAAAGGTGAGATAGAAATATATGAATTTATTTCTTCTATATATCCTGGCTGGATAGTTCAATCAGATAGGTTAGCGTTACAAGGTAAAGAACTGGATTTGATTATACCGGATAAAGCTATTGCAATTGAGTATAATGGTACCTATTGGCATTCTGAGGATAAGCTGGGGCCTCTGTATCACCTAGATAAAACCAATAAAGTTGCTGAGTTTGACTTTTCCCTTATCCATATATTTGATTATGAATGGTTAGAGAAACAAGAAATTGTTAAGTCTCGTTTACGTAGCTTACTAGGTAATACTACTAAAATATATGCTAGGCACACGGAGGTTAGAGAAATACCCTTCCCAAGTATTTTCTTAGAAACTAATCATCTTCAAGGTAAGAGTAATGTTAGTAAATTTAACTATGGCCTGTTTCTAAAGGAGGAGCTAATAGCTGTTATGACTTTTGGCATACCTAGGTTTACTAAAGAGTATGATTATGAATTAATTAGATATTGTTGTAAACTTAATACAACAGTAGTGGGGGGAGCTTCAAAGTTACTTAAATACTTCAGGTCTAAACATGCTGGTAGTATCATTTCTTACGCAGATAGGCGTTGGAGCACTGGCAATTTATATGCTAAGCTTGGTTTTAGTTTTAAACATAATAGTGCTCCAGGGTATAAGTACTACAAAGGTAAAAAAGTACTTAGTAGATACCAATGCCAAAAACATTTGCTTAAAACATTATTTCCAGAATTATGGGAAGAAGCTAAATCAGAAACAGCTATTATGTCCGAGGCCGGTTATAACAAGGTATTTGACTGTGGAAATTCAGTATGGGTACTTAAATAGTGTACGAATAGAGAGCGTATCGAATAGCATCTGCCATGTGTGAGTACTCATCATGAATGGGTTTTTCCCTTTCCAACCCTTCCTTAGTGTTCCAGCGATACTGATCCATTACAGCCAGGCTCTCTGTACAATGCGGAGCAATCTTAAGGCGACCGTTTTCCACTAGAGTCTGCACATATGCTATTCCTGGCAGCACATCTTTCTTAGCCTTAGTAGTGCTAATGTCGTAAACGTAGGTTAAGTCGCTAGCAAACTGAGCTGCTGCCGAGTCTACAAATACAACCTCAACACCCCACTTATCCATTAATTCTTTAAATGCTTCGGCATGCTTATTAGTAGTAGTTTCTGCTTTCAGATACTCGTCCACAATCCAAAACACATTGCTAATAGGGTGGTATACTATGACTACGAATGCTGTAGCGTCCCTATACCCAGGGTCACAACCCGCCAATACTTCAGCATTGTCTTCGCGCTCGTACTCTAGACAATCCTCGGCCTTAAAGCTAAAAATTTGACCCTCAAACATAGTAAATGAGGCATAATACTCTTGCTCGAATTCAGCTTTCGACATCGATCGACGAGCCTCTTCAACGTCCTTCTCGCTCATGCGAGGATTCTCAGTATAGTCAGCAGTCAATGAGCACCATTCTGGATATTCGTCGCTAAATCCACGACGGTAGAAGTTACTGAACCAGTTTTTCATACCACGAGGCGTACTAATAAAAATAGCTTTGCTATTAGGTCTATCTAGCGTAGGGCGTAACTGCACATTAAACGCTTCCTCGCCACCGCTACCCAAAGCAGCCTCGTCAAACAGGATAATCTGATACGACCGTCCAACGCAACTATCTACTGTCGACAATGAACCCATTCTAATGGTACTACCGTTTGACAGCTCAATAATCTTATCCTTTAAGTTATTACGAGCAATCTCAAGATCAAACGACGCAATGAACTGTCGCTGTAATTCAAACGAGATCGAAGAAAGGTTATAATTCGGAGAGATAATAAGGATGTTACAGCCAGGCACTAACGACACTAGCTGAGCAATAATATTAGCGATGTAAGTCTTACCAAGCCGCCTAGCCAAAGCAGCACAGACGAATCTATACTTAGGATTGTTAATTGCGTTAATCAATGCAATTTGGGGTCTATTAATCTGCTCCCATACAGTAGTCATTCCACCATTAACAACATCTCTAGCCGGCAACAGTTTAAGGTAAGGTACAATAGGTAGCTTAATAAACCGTTCCGCCATAGGGAATTCAGTTATTTCAGAAGAAGAAACATCAGGTCTAGAAATCTTAAGCAACTACATCTCCCATTAAACGAGCAATAAGAGCACCATACTTAGTACCATCCCCATTCTCGTTAATCTGCACATTAACCTGACTTTTCAGTCCAGCCTCAGCTTTAATCTTTTCAAGCTGTAGTTCACGATCCATCTGCTCCATCGTCATCTTATGGCTAAGGGCCATTAAATCAGCAATATCTTTAGTAGAACCAATATCAGCTTCTTCCATCTCAGCAAACTTCTTGGCTAAAATAGCGTCCATTGCGCGTCGCATTTTGAATCGGTTATTAAAACCAAGGTCAAAAAAGACTTGATTAATATATGCCTTAACTTCACGTCGTCCTAAAATTTCAGTTACTAGAGTATCCGTAATTCCAAGCTCAGAAGCAACCTCCTTAGAATTCTGGCACTGTAAATAACAATTAGCCACTTCTAGTGCTTCTGGCGAAATTGCTAACCCTTCAGCAGGGCAGCTAGTAGGTGATAGTTCGTGAAAGTTCGTTCATAAAATAATAACTCCATTCATTTTCCACAAGTATACCATTTTAGCTAAAGATAGTCAAGCTAAAATTTACCAACCTAAATTCACAGTTGACGCCTGACTCACCCATATGCTAAAATAGTATTTTATAAAGGGTAAACTATGCCAAGCGGAATATATCAACTAGAGTTTGAGACTGGAGAACGATACATTGGAAAATCTGTCGATATGCAACAGAGATGGAAGCAGCACGCAGATAAGCTACAAAAAGGAACTGCCGCTAGGCCAATGCAGGAAGCCTATCATAATAGTGGTTACGAGCTTCCCCGTGCCTCAGTTGTAGTCGAGTGCCATCCCGATCTGCTTGATGAATATGAAGGAATGTACATTAATTTGTGGCGTCCGGAACTTAATACATCTATCCCTGAGAGGCGTCTAGATTTTGAATACGAGCAGCTTCAGAAGTATGCTGAAGAAGATAACGCTAAGCATGGAGTACCTGCTCTGATTAGTACGCTATACTCTACTTGGAATACTAAAGTAGATTTAGAAGCTGAACGTAATGAAGCGGTTAGAGCACTTGGAGAACTTCGGAGCACTTGGAACAACGAGATGCATAGAGAAGTTGGAAGAACTGAGGCAATTGCTCGAATTAAGGAAGATGCTCGATTTAGGGTCGAGATAGGGCATAAGGAGATAAGGTTACTACGTGAGCAGATTGGTAATATGGAACAAGCAAGTTGGTGGCAGCGTCTGTGGAAGATTTGGTGAGGTTGATACTCGGTGTAGCACCCAAATTACTCCGTAATTATTTCTTAGGCTGGCCGTAGAGGTGGGTCCAGTAGGTATCGTTATATAAGTAGTCTCTTAACCGCCCCCGTCTACCATACTCGGCCCCGCCGCGTCCAATTGATTTTTTCTATGAGCACGATAGTTAAATACAATTAGCCTTTTGAATTCTCTGATGTAGAATATACACATACAGAGAAAGAGAGAATATCATGGTCACAATAGTTAAATCTAACCTTAACGGTTTCGTTTCATATGATGTATATATGAATGGTGAATTAATTGCGCGAGAGCCTAGCTATTATCGTGCGGTTGCTATTGTTGCACTGTTAATGAAAGATTAATATCATGGAGTATATCGGCGTTATTATGGCTTGTATTATCGGGATGTTACCTATTGGTATTATCCTTTATGTTGAACGAGTTAATGGAGAATGGCTATGAAGATTATCTCTTTTGTATTCTATACCCCTATCGTGGCTATCACCGCGGTTATTATGTTCTTAATGGAGATAACCAATGGGTAATGATCTCGATCTTGTGGATGAAATGGAATGGAAAGATTCAGATAAGGTAATCTTTATTACCTTGGAGGAAGCAGGATTAGAATCAGCAGATTATGGTACTGTTACTTCTGCTCAACGTACATACTACAATGAAGAAGGTGAACTATGAAAAAATATACTGAAACACTGATGTTTATATTCTGGATATTTACTATGTTTGTGCCTTATGGGTATCTTGCATGGTATTGGGCTGTACCAATATCTATTATCAGCTTTATTAAGGTTGTAGGTACTATGGTAAAACTTAGTAAAGATACTCCATAAAATAAAACCGCTATCTAAACAATAGCGGTTTTATTTTGCAACATATATCAGTACATTCATATATAAGCATATGCTTATATATGGCGCCAAAATTATACCACATAATTTTGGCCCGCGTCAAGGGTTTTGAATGTAAAGTTATGTAAAGCTTATGTAAAGATTTGTAAAGCTGTCG